GTCGTCGTCGAAAAACTGACGCCGCGCCTGGTGCGCTACCAGTGCCCCAGCCGGGGACCATGTGGACCAACCTACCGCCAGTTTTTGGAATCGTGGGGGGATGTGGACCGGCTGGGCACCCATTACCACCAGTGGGGACTTTGCCCGTGGCGAGAAACTTAACGGGATTATTAACCCTTTTTTTTGGAGGTTCGCCAGATGCACGACCCAGTAAACCACCCAGCACATTACACATCGAGCGGGTCCGGTTTCGAGTGTATTGATTTCAGTGGTCTTTGCTCTTTTTGTGTGGGCAACCCGATTAAATACATCTGGAGATCTGATCTAAAAAACGGGGCCGAGGACATTAAAAAGGCGATTTGGTACATAACTAAAGAAATTGAGCTAAGAAAGGAAGGCAGCCCCAATAAAGTCCTCGACCCCCAGAGGGTGGCCGACCATATGCCCGCAGCAATTGGGCGGGCTTTTCTCCATCTTTGGAATGCCCACCTACGCCCTGGGACTGAGGACCTTTACAAAGCAATAGAAATACTAGAAAGGCTCTTGTAGGGGTGGGCGCAAAAACAAACGGCCCTTTGACACTTTGACACTACCCCGGGGGTAACGCCCCGGGGGTTTTTTGTTGGACTTTCCTTTCGATTGGTTGGGTAACCCGACTTTAAAAAAAACCGCGATTTTTTTAAAAACTGGGAAAACTGGGCTTGCACGCCCGTACCCGCCCTCACTAGTATGTCCCTACCGGAGCAAACCTCAAAGGAACAACGATGGAACTGACCAAGGAAAACAAACGGCCAACCGACGAAGTATTTGTCGAGTGCTGGGCCTTGGCCTCAATCGAGGGCTGGACCCTCGACCGGGTAGCCCGGGGCCTCAATATGACAGCCGCTGCTGCCCTCAGTCATTCCCGCAAACTGGCCGCCTCTGGAGTCAAGCTTCCGCTTTTGGCGGGGCAATCTAGACGGCCTGCCGTGCAAATCCGCAAACTCAACCAAATCGTTACCGCCACAATCCGGCGAGGTGTCCAATGACTTTCGAGCAAGCCATGACCGTCCTCAAGAAAATGGTTCTGACCGGGGCCAAGGACCTGGTGCCTTGCGAGGACGCCTTACCCGGGATGTCCCGGTCTGCGATCCAGCGCCGGATCCACGGCCGTCAGATTCCCGCCGTAAAGCGGGGGAACCGATGGGTGACCACCGCCCGCATCGCTCAAGCATTCTGGGCCGAATCCATGGCACCTCAGATGGTGACCCGCTGGAGACCGACCGATGCGGCTGGCGAACTGGTGGCGGAGCACGAGCGGGCACGCTGGGCGATCCTGGGGGCTTAGGTTTTTTTGGAATCATTACGGAGTTTGGGGACCGGAAAAGTTTATGAGTACTGCAACGATGGTAGACTACCGATCTTTCATTGAATCCAAGCGCAAGACATTAAGGCCGTTTGGTTTCACGCTAAATAAAGAAAAGATTAACCGACGGCTTTTTCCCTGGCAGAGAGATGTCGTGGAGTGGGCGCTGCGACGAGGACGGGCCGCGCTGTTTGAAGATTGCGGACTGGGCAAGACGCTACAGCAACTCGAATGGGCGGCCCATGTCTGGCGGTTTTCCGGCAAGCCGGTAGTTGTCCACTGCCCGGTTGGCGTTCGATCCCAAACCAAGGCCGAGGCGGAAAAATTTGAAATTGCCGCGTCCGTCGCTGTCGTGGATGAGCAGGGCGGAGTGATCGACGGGATTAACCTTGTTAATTACGAGAAGATGCACAAGTTCAACCCCAGCCTATGGGGCGGTGTTGTCTTGGATGAAAGCTCGGTACTCAAGAGTTTTACCGGATCCACAAAGCGGCAATTGATTGACGCATACCGCAGCACGCCCTACCGTCTGGCCTGCACTGCGACCCCGGCGCCCAACGACTTCATGGAATTGGGAAACCATGCCGATTTTCTCGGCGTCCTCGATTTCAACGACATGCTTTCCCGCTGGTTTATTAATGACACGATGAAGGCGGGCGGGTATCGCTTGCGTGGTCACGCGGTTAAAGACTTTTGGAGATGGGTGAGTTCGTGGGCCGTGTGCCTCGAAAAGCCTTCGGACATCGGCGGCAACAACGCCGGGTACGATCTGCCCGAAATGATCCAGCACGAGCACCTGGTAGATATCCCGGACGAGGCCCCGCCTGGGCTTTTGTTTGCCATCGGCCAACTTTCCGCGACGACTATGCATCATGAAAAGCGACGATCCGCTGAAGCGCGGGCGCGGGTCGCAAGAAAGATCATCGGTCTGGAACCAAATGAGTCATGGATAATTTGGTGCGATACCAACTACGAGGCGGACGCTTTGATTGGGCAGATTCCCGGGGCCGATGTCGCGGAGGTTCGCGGGTCAGAAAAGGACGCGGCCAAGGAATCTAAGCTGTTGGGATTTGCAGAGGGGAAATATCGGATCCTGATCACCAAGCCAGAGATCGCCGGATTTGGACTGAACTATCAACACTGCGCCCGGGTCATTTTCGTGGGCCTATCCTTTAGCTATGAGCGGTTTTACCAGGCCATTCGCCGCACCTACCGTTTTGGGCAAACGCGCGTCGTCCACTGCCATACGATTGCAACCCCAGCCGAAAACGCCATGCGCAAAGCAGTCCTGGAAAAACAGGCCAAACACGAACAGATGAAAACCGGAATGGCGGACGCCATCCGTGCGGACCAATGCCGCGAGGTACTGGGTGAACTGGACCGGGCACGATACAGCGCGGCCCAAACAATGCGAGTCCCGTCATGGATTAGGGGGTGCTAGGAATGAACTGCCAAGACCAAGCCAGCGGAGAGTCATGGACACTATTCCACGGGGATTGCTGCGAAGTCCTTAAGGGCATCCCGGACGAATCTATTGACTATGGAATCCATTCGCCCCCTTTTTCCAATTTGTACATCTACAGCGATTCCGAAGCGGACATGGGGAACAGTGAAAATGACGCCGAGTTTTTTCGGCACTATTCCTTCGCCATTCGGGAGATGCTTCGTGTGACGGTCCCCGGGCGACTCGTGTCGATCCATGTAAAGGACCTTCCGAGGTATGCCAATGTTTGGGGAACGACTGGCCTAATTGATTTTCCTGGGGCCTGCATTCAGGAGTTTGAGGACGCGGGCTGGGTGTTTCATTCGCGGGTGACAATCTGGAAATGTCCGGTCACCGAGAGGGAGCGGACCAACAACAACGGACTTTTGCATAAAACTGTTTGCCGGGACGGGTCCCAGGTTCGGCAGGGCATGGCGGATTACCTGATCACATTCCGCAAACCACCCGCACCAGGGGAAGGCCTGATGAGTTCTAAGCCCGTCGTCAGGCCAAGGGGGTTTGGGCGCTACATCGGCACCGCACCACCTTCGGACAATGAAACCCACCCCAGCCCCTACGCCCGAAAGGGGAAATCGGCCCAGCCATCGATCGACATCTGGCGCCGCTACGCTGAACCTGTTTGGTGGGATATCGATCAGACCAATGTACTCAATTTTAAGCTGGCTAAAGGCGACAAGGACGAGCGGCATATCTGCCCGCTTCAACTGGATCTGATCGAACGGGCCATTGAAATTTGGACCTTGCCGGGCGATGTTGTCCTGTCCCCGTTTGCTGGGATCGGATCCGAGGGCGTCGGGGCGCTCAAGGCTGGAAGGCGGTTTATTGGGATCGAATTGAAAAAAGCCTATTTCGAGCACGCAGTAAGAAACCTTAAAACCGCCGAAATGGCGACCAAAGAGGCGACTCTGTTTGATCTGGCCAAGGGAACGGTTTGATTTTTTGGGGACCTTTTAAGCGGGCACGCTGGGCGATCCTGGGGGCTTAGGTTTTTTTGGAATCATTACAGAGTTTGGGGACCGGAAAAATGGACAAAGCCACCTGGTGCGGGTGGTGCAGCAATGGGTGGAAAGCAAGGAGGTGGGTGATGCTGGTACTGTCACGGAAGGCGGGCGAGAAGATCGTGGTGGACGGATCGATCACGATAACCTTGGTCAAAATCCGGGGGGATAGGGTTCGGCTGGGGATTGAGGCGCCTCGGTCGGTGGGGGTCCACCGATCCGAAGCCAAAGTGAAAACACAGCCGAAGGGCTGATGGGCCACGGATGGGACCGGCAGGACGCCGGAACGGGAGAGGGGCTCCCCGTGGGTCCAGGGATGGACTCGCGGGGAATTTCAAAAAGGGGGCGTTTGAGAGGGTGCTATGAAAATTTCAATTCAACTGGTGGGCACGAGCCCGTTACTGATGCACAACCCAAGAATGGTTGACCCAGAGTTTGAGCTGAATCGAGAGATCAAGGCAATCACATCAAAGCGAAAAAAAACAGATGAGGACCTCAAGCAAATTGAAAGGCTTGAATGGTACGGGGGGCTCTACGAGGAAAAGGGCGTGATTGTCCAGCCTGTGGCCAAGGCCAGGAAGTGCCTGATCAACACGGCGAAGATCATGAAACTGGGCAAGGGCATCGAGCGGACGCTGATCCTCGATGGGCTGACCGTTCCTCTTGAACACGACGGGCCAAAGAGCACCGATGCCGTCTATGAACTTCCGCGTTTTCATTCCCGTTTGTCGGTGGGCGTCAACGGAAAGCGGGTCATGCGGGTCCGTCCGTCGTTTTTTCCGTGGGCGATGACGGTCTCCGGGGTTTTTGTGACCGATGCGGGAGTGAACTTTGACGAACTCCAGCGCATTGTGGAACTGGCGGGAACGGTCGAGGGCATCGGGGACAACCGGGTGAACGGGTACGGGCGTTTTGTCGGCAAGATCAAGGAGGTTTCCTAGTGTTCAAGATTACGAGATCCAACGGGAAAAGCGATGGCGAGGTTTTGGCGGAGATCGTTAGCAAGGCTCGGCCGGGCGACCTGATTTCCTACGCCGATCTGTCCGCCGGATTGGGGGCGGATGTGCCGGGCGGGTTTGCGGTTCGGGATGTTCAATCGGTTGTCGCTCGAAGTGAAAGGAAACTGGCCACCGAGCAAAAGCGATGTCTACTCAATGTCCGGGGGCAAGGGTACAGGGTGGCCTTGGCGGGTGAGCATCAAACCATCGCGGGCCGAAAGAGGGATCGGGCCAAGGCGCACCTCAAGCGCGGCCTTATGGTCCTCCAGCATGTGGACTGGGACGCGATGGATGAAAACACCAGGCGAGCCCATGAGGGGCAGCTTATGGTGGTGGGCGCATTACACAGCGCCATGAGTGGACTCGACCAGCGGGTTACCCGGATTGAGGACGCAATCCGGAAGCGCAACGGGGGGTAGGCGGACGGGGCAGGCGAGTCTAGGCCGGGCTAGGCACGGCGAGGCTAGGCACGGCAAGGCAGGCACGGCAAGGCCTGGCGAGGTAAGGCGAGGCACGGCATGGCATGGCAGGCGGGGCACGGCGAGGCATGGCAAGGCCCGGCATGGCAGGCGGGGCACGGCAAGGCGGGGCAAGGCGAGGCCCGTCAAGGCATGGCAGGCACGGCATGGCTAGGCACGGCATGGCGAGGCACGGCAGGCAGGGCCAGGCTAGGCCTGGCTCGGCCTGGCTCGGCACGGCAAGGCATGGCAGGCACGGCAGGCAGGGTGAAGACACATTTGGCAACCAAAAAAAGGGGGGCGATCATGTTCGACTCAATTGTGTTCGCTGTTGCGACGATTCCGCTAGCCGGGGGGCTGGCGATTTTTTTCCTAACCATTCTGTGGTTGGGGTTGGATGTTGAGGACACACTGAAAAGGAGCCGGCAATGAGTTTACCGATTATGAGCACCGAAGGACGGTTGACCGAGGCCCAGCAAAAGATGGTCGAGGAGCATGTCCATGTGGCCGACCGGGCAGGGCACTGGCTGACCAGGCCCTACCGCATGTGCGGCAAAACCGACGACGAGGCGAAATCGGACGCCTACGCCTGGCTAGTCCTTTCCGCGTTTCGGTACGACCCGGCCAAGGGGGTCCGCTTCATGACCTACTATCTGTCGAATGTGAAATGGTGGCGCTCCGATGTCCTGCGGCTCAAGCCCGCCGAGGTGCGGCACTGGAAGCATAGCAAGCGGATGGGGAGACACGATTCCATCGCGGACAAGGGCGAAGGGTTGGCCTCGGTGGATCGGGATGAGTCGTGGGCACGGATTGAAAGCGCGGTGATGGAGCAGGTCCCCTATGGGCAATACCTGATCGACATGGCGCACGGTCTATGTGCGTCCGAGATTGCCGCGAAATACGGGAAGCGGTCCAAGGCTGCGATCCATTGGCGGGTCGTCCAGGCAAAGCGCAAGGCGCGGGTGGTTTTGCAAGGTCTTTTGGGAAAAGGGGGCGCGGCATGAGCGAGACGGCGATTGTGGCGGCGGGCGAGGTTCGGGCGCTGGTGCCGGGGGAACTTTTGGCGGGGGCGCAAAAGTCCATCCAGGCGTTCCGGGCCATCATCGAAAAATCCACGGTGGAGATCCCCAGCAAGGGCGGGCCGGCGAGCAAGCACTTGAGGGTCGAAGGGTGGGCGTCGATTGCCCAGGGCATGGGCGCGGAGATTACGATTCCTACGATCACGGTCCTGCCCGATGGATCGGTCGAGGCGGTGTGCCGCCTGGTCATCGGGGAAAAGGTTTACGAGGGCCGGGGTTGGGTGGGCATGGATGAAAAGCGCTGGGGGTCGGCGCCCATGTACGCGCGCCGTGCCATGGCCCAAACCCGGGCCATTGGCAGGGCCTGCCGCCACGGGCTTTCGTGGGTGAGGGTCCTCCTGGGCGACAACTACAGCGGCACCCCGGCCGAGGAGATGGAGGGCATGGCCGAGCACAACGCGCCACCCCGGCAGCCGGCGCCGCCAAAACCGACCCCCGCCCAGTGGAAGCGGATCGGCGTCCTCATGGATGAGGTCGGGATCACGACCGCCGAAATGGAAAAGCTCTACGGTCGGGGCGAGGACATGACCCCTGCCAAGGCAGACGCAGCCATCACGGATCTGGAAAAGCGGAAAGCGGCGAAGGCGGGCGCCCGTGGGTGACAACGACCGGCACCGGTTGGCGGTGGCCGTGCGGTTTCTTAACGAAATCGCGGACGGGGAGCACCCCGAACCGCATGATCCCGCGATGATCCGGGCCTGGGCCGTCGCCGGACTTCGGGAAATCGACCGAATTGGGAAACCATCGCCGCGGGTGCGGGACGATGGCGCCGCCGGGATTCGCCTAATTCGGATCCATCTCAAGGGCCTCGAAATGGCGGAGGAGTGAAATCATGGCACGGGACAAAACCTGGCTGCAAAACCAAAAGGACGGCAACCGGGCCGCGCTGGCCGAGGTCGAGGCCAAGCGCCTCATCGGGACCTTTGTCGGTGGCTTTGCCGTGGTCGGCTACCGCTCCCGGGCTGGGGTGCTGGGCGCCTACCTGGAACTCCAAAACCGCCGCGATTTTGACCCCGAACTTAACCGCCATTTTGACCAGGTATTTTTGGGCAAACTGGACGGCACCAAGTTTCCCAATGGTTCCCTGGGGTTTTGGGTCGATGCCGACCGGGTCATTCGGCCCGAACCAATCCACACGATATGGGGGGTGTTTTGAGCATGTCGGAACCGTGGATCAAGATGAGAATCAACCTCGGATCGTGTCCGAAAGTTGTCCGCATTTTGTCCGCATTGCAAGCGGACAAATTTCGGACGGTCGGCGGACTCCATGCGGTCTGGGCACTCTTTGATCTGCACTCCGTCGATGGGGTCATGGACGGTTACACCCTGGCTTCGATGTCCGAAATGATCGGTTGGCCGGGGTTCGCGGAGGCCATGGCATCGGTCGGGTGGCTTGAGGAAACCGCCGCAGGTCT